GCCAACAGTTGCAGGAGGCATCACAACTACTAAGCCATTGGCACCTGATCACATAGTAAAACTTGGCACGGTGACACGAGCGCATCCTACATTTGGGACTATTGAACTGAAAATAGAGAACGGTTGGCAGATGGATGAGCTTAGTGATGTGTCTATAGCTGTTGTTCCTGCCGACTCAACACTTTTGCAATTTAGCAGAGTTGACTCACTTTGGCATGATGTAAGTCCTGCCAATGCCATCGGCCTTAAAAATGGAGGGACTAAGACATATAGCTCCACAATCACATGGACAGGCACAGCGCCAACAGGCACAACTAACCACTCTTATAGTTGGACGCAGATAGGCAAAATGGTGACTCTATCAGTGAGGCTTATTTACGGCACAGCAGGCACAGGAAACACAGGTGTACAAATGGCTATACCTGCTGACTGCCCGACTCCTTTCGGTCTCGCAGGTTTAACGGCTGCTAATGATTATTTATATCCAGGCACAGCATATCTACACACAGCCACCACAACACCGTCAGCATTTTGCAGAGGAGGTATAAGAAACAACCCTGCTAATAATGGGTTAGAGATGTATGCAGTTATTGCAGCATCTACAGCGGTAAGAACAGTATGGCTAACAGTAACCTATTGGACTAACTAATATGAAACACATAAGACAAATAAACAGCGTAAACACTGAGGCTTATACCGTATTTCTCGCCATAGGCTATGGGGGAGAAGGAGAGCCACCGCTTGAGAATCATCCAGTACTCACCGAGCATCCTGATGTGTTTGAGTTGGTGGATTGCGAGCTGCCAGACTACTATCAATTGACAACATATAACTATAGCAATTGATGGCATCACTTTTGCCTTATATCGTTAAAAATGATTAACTTTATGAAGATGAGCAACGATACTTACTACGGCAAAATCTGCACAATACTGAGCGTTTTTGGCGCTGGTGTGTCATTGACCGATTTTTATGAGGTTGTGAAGCTCATCGGTGCCATTGTCGCCATTATCTCCGGCGGTATGGCAATCAGGTACTATCATCATGCCACTAAAAAAATAAAGCAATCATGAAAAAATGGTATCAATCAAAAACCATCTGGGGCATATTAGTTGCCGCACTTGGTGCGTTTCTATCTGAGTCATTACAGGTGCCTGACATCGCTCTGCCTGAGAATGCTGACTATAACCAATTGAAAGCATACGCAGACGCTATAAAAGCCGCACAGGGCAACACATCGTCAATAATTGCTACAATTGTATCACTTGCCGGCACAATACTCGCCATATACGGCCGAGTCACCGCAGGCGACAAGCTGACAAAATAATCCTTTAAGCCACTCGATTGAGTGGCTTTCCAATTTCCCCCACCTAATGAAAAAAATAGATATCCTCAGGGACTATCGGTTGAAGTACCCCGATTTTCCCAATCTCAAACTTGCCCGAATAATTTATAAAGACAACCCAATAATTTTTAATTCAGTAGAAAATATTAGGGGCCTGCTGAGAAAATTAGAAGGTCAAAACGGCCCTAAAAATAAAATATCTATAACCGACAAATCACTTTTTAGAGATGAACCCAGACCACTCAACCCATACAAACTACCCGAAAGCCACAAAGAAGATAGACCACCTTTTGTTCTGCCTTTGGCTTGTAACAACATCCTGCTTATTAGTGATCTTCACATTCCTTACCATGATACTAATGCCATTGAGATTGCTGTGGATTATGGCAAAAGGGAAGGTGTCAATACCGTATTTATCAACGGCGACCTGATAGATATGCACCAGGTTAGCCGCTTTGAAAAGGACCCACGCAAGCGGTCAATAAAGCAAGAGTTTGATGCTGCAAAGGAGTTTCTCAGATGGCTGCGGTGGGAGTTGCCTAATGCTGAGATATATTGGCTGAAGGGCAACCATTGCATCCGGTGGGAGCATTTTATACGCACAAAAGTGAGGGAAATATGGGACGATGACTACTTTTATTTAGAGGAAAGATTGCGGCTAAATGAGGAGCGTGTGCATCTGTTAGATGACAAAATACTCGTTAAAGCAGGTAAGCTGTCCATCACTCACGGCCACCATATTTTCAAGGGTGTGTTCAGCCCAGTAAACCCATCAAGAGGCGCATTTTTAAGGGCCAAGCAGTCTTTAATTGTGGGGCATCTGCACAGAGCCTCACATCACCCCGAAGTTGACCTGGATGGCAAAGTAATTAGCTGTTGGAGTACAGGTTGCCTATGCGAGCTTAAGCCCGATTACTCGCCACTTGTCAGCAATAGCCAACATGGCTTTGCTCATATATTGGTAGAGTCAAATGGTGATTATACGGTGAAAAATTACCAAATAATAAATGGTAAATTGCATTAAGATGGCAGATGACTTGACCATAGGGCCAACAGAGGAGCAACCCGAAGAGGTTGAGGCATATATTGAATATACTACCATTATGGACTATGTGACGGCGGCAGCGGCAGCATGGCAGATGGTTGATGAGATAGACACAGCAATACTAAATAAAACCGATGAGCGCAGAGTGCGACGAATGAAAAGACAGGCACTTCGTATCATGTCGGTTTGCTTAAATGATTTATATGAGGAATTGTTTGACGATAATAATGACGGTGGCGATAGTGCTGACGATTAGCGGCTGCTACACTGACAAGCAGGCATACCAAGAGCTAATAAAAGCCAACGAAAAATATCCACAAAAAGTGGCAGAGTTTACTCGCACATACTACCCATGCTATGACGTGCGTGATACAACAGTAGTGCATGATACAAGCTATGATTTTATTGAGATTCAATGTCCTGATGTACAAGAGAGTAAATTTGATACAATATGGGCAGATAAATGGCGAGTAAAAAAAGTTTACGGCAACAAGCCGATGAAATTTATAAGCGTTCCTACTGTTACTAAAATTGTCAATAGCTACATCCGTGATTCGGCAGAGGTCAATCTGCTTGAATATCGGCTTAAAAATTGTACTGAGGAGCAGGTAGCGTTATGGCATAAAAACGACGCAAAATCTACATGGATAAAATGGCTAATAATATTACTGGCTGTTTCTTTAGTAGGAAATATAATACAATTGCAAAAGAAGTGAAGCGCATAAGATCCATATGGGCAAAGGTGCGCAAAGGCAAGCTATTGACCGAAATAGAAGAACGCTATTGGGAGCTATACATCTATGACTTCAAAACTTTATTAACTATTATCATTTTATCAATGATTACCATATCATTATTGTTGGCTATGATAATACGAAGCCTATGACACCATCACAAAAAGCTATCGACTTGATAAAAAAGTGGGAAGGGTTCAAAGATGAAGCCTACCAGTGTAGCGCAGGCCGTTGGACCATTGGATACGGTTCGACTATGTACGAGGATGGGGTGAAAGTGAAGAAGGGAGACACAATTAGTAAAATAGAGGCTGAGGATTTGCTGATGTGGGAGCTAAAGCGTAAGAGCGGAATGATAAAGGCATACATGAACCAAAACCAATTTGATGCTCTTTGCTCATTTAGTTATAATATCGGAATCGGCGGCCTGCTTGATTCTACTCTATATAAAAAGGTTCGTTTGAATCCTAATGATCCTACAATAAAAGCCGAGTTTCTTAGATGGAACAAAGTAAAAGGAGTTGTCATCAAAGGCCTAACAAATAGGCGCATAGATGAGGCAAGTCTGTACTTCTCATAGTTCGGTTTGGTTTGATTACCCCTGATTGTGTCTACTTTCGGGGGTTTATTTTTGCATATTAAAAAAATATTAAAAAAATATTTTGCAATATGGAAAATTAATTTATCTTTGGTCATCGTTAAACCAAATCAAACTAAAATGAAACAATCCACAAAAGACTACATCACTGTCGCCATCATTATCATTATCGCACTTTTGGCCGACTCATTAATCAACTTCTAAAATCTAAACCAATGGCTAAAATGAAAGCCCAACCCAAACGAGGTAGACCGAGATCACTCGACTTAAGATTGCCTGTTACTATCTATGTACCTCAATCAGTAATAGACCACTATGGCAACAAAACTATCCTAAAAGAACATCTACACTCAACAATCATCAACAAAATCAAATCCCAAACCAATGACACTCCTTACTACTTTTCTCATTTTCGGATTGATTAGTTCAGGTACGGCTTTTTATTTCTACATAAAAGCTGACAATGCCGAAAATAAAGAAACCAACCGCCGACGCAAATTTTACGATAACCTTAAAAACAAATCCGATGAGTAATTTTATCCTAAACACAAACACAAAACAGGTAACCTTCTTAGATAACCGTTTCTACCAACATGAGAGCGGTTATGTGCCAAGTGTTACAACCATCCTTAACGCTTACCCCAAAGATGCCCATTTTTATACCTGGCTAAAGCAGGTTGGCGAGAATGCTGACGAGCTTAGAGATGAAGCAGGGCGCAGGGGTACGGTAGTGCATGATCTGACAGAGCGCTATGACAGAGGCGAAGAGTGCAATTTGATGGATGAGTACGGCCGCATCGGCTACAAACTTGGCGAGTGGGCCATGTTTGAGAGATATGTCGATTTTTGCAACCGGTTCCAATTTGATATCCTACTTAACGAGCAAAACATGGTCAGCCCATCTTTGGGCTATGCTGGAACCATTGACCGCCTAATTGACCTTAACGGCAAAACGCTGCTTCTTGACATCAAGACATCAAATGCAGTCCACGATCACTATTGGCTCCAATTGGCAGCCTATAATGAGCTATTGACTGAGGCATACGGATACAACCCTGTAGAAGATAGAGCCATCCTATGGCTTAATGCAAAGACTCGCAGCTTTGGCAAAAAAGGAGATGTGCAAGGCGTTGGATGGCAGCTGATATTTAGAGACCATGACAAATTTGACAATGACTTCAAGCTGTTTAATGCTACTAAGCTACTTTGGGACACACAAAATGAAACCCTACAACCTAAACAATTATCTTACACAATAACACATAAAAAATGAAAGACTTTATCATTATCAACGATGACAGCAGCGTGAGCATTGCTCCGCTTGCATCTGATGGGCATCTGCCTCCTGATGAGCGTGATGACATCTGCTCCATCGCTGAGGCTAAGCCTGGAGATTATGAGTTTCCTGCTTTTGTCTCAAAAATAGGCAAATATTGCGACCTCAACAGACTTGATATTGCCGACTATCTTAATTTATTAACCATATACCGCAAATCATGAGTGGAGTATATTTTAATGGATTTGAATGTAGATACTGCAAAAGCATAAATACAATATCTGAAAAAAACGAAAAAAACAATCAAATCGGCACACGCTGTCAAGATTGCGGTAGATATACATTTCAACCTAAAGAAAAAAGCAAAAATAGAGAAGCATCATCTAAGAATTTAGTGGAAAAAAAAGGTATTAACTATTGCCAATGGTGTTTAAGGAAAAAGGATGATATACCAGCACCTGGTACCTTAGAAGCTCATCACATAATTGAATACAAAGATGAAGGTGAAAATGACTTGCAAAATATTTTAATTTTATGCACTGCCTGTCATAAGCAATGCCATCATGATCGCACCTACTTTGGCCATTATAATAAATCATAAGCCTGGCACGCTACTGCCATTTAATAATCATGGGAGCAATACAATCCACTTCTGCCATCTATCTGAGCATCTCAGATGGTAAAATTTGCAGACGAGTCTCATCTCCTACTCAGACATCAAAGGAGCGCATATCAGAGAAATCCGGTAAAATCTATCACGAGGAGTTTTACAAAGGTTGGAGCGGACGCATCAAGTCCGTAACAACAAGAGACTCCGACTACGGCAAAGAATGGCAGGTAGCCATCGAAGATGAGAACGGCACCGCCATACTCAGCTTTAAGTACAGCAGCGGATATGCGTCATCATTTCTCAAAGCCTTGCCTAATGTTGACCTGTCAAAAGATGTGGTGTTTACACCGAATGTGACAACGGTAAACGATAAAAAGCGCACAACACTATTTATGAACCAGGAGGGACTGCCTGTTAAATGGTACTACACCAAAGACAACCCCAACGGCTGCCCATCTATGGAGAAGATAAAGGTAAAAGGCGCTGAGGTATGGGATGACTCCAAAATGATGGAGTTTCTCGAAAACAAAACAGCCGCTTTATTTTCCAAGTCCGACAATGATGAACCACCATTCTGAAACCACAGCCGACAGCAGGGCCTTCATAATATGAAGGCTTTAGCTGAGGCTCTAAATCTATCAATTAAAATCACCAAATTATGACAAATCGTATCGTATTCACACCGCTTGAAAATGGCAACATTGCCACAGGCTCTGAGCAGATGCTTAATGACATCCGTGAGACTATCAACTTCTGCGACTCGCTGATGAAAATAAACGCTAACCATAAGCCATATTACACCGTAGCAATTGGCGGCCTTACATTTATCGACAATACCGCAGGTAATATCCTGGACTTCATTCTGACATTTCACAGCAAGGATGAAAATATCTACCTGTTCGAATGGGCAAAGCATATCGAGGCGCTCAAGGATCATATGCAATACCTGGAGGAAAATGACTTGCTAAAGGATTGATGAAAAACCCCCTATCCGGTTGGTGTAATCGGGAATAAATACCGATGAAAAGGTAACATGCTGACTCCGTCAGTAGATAAGGGTTCGAATCCCTTACCGGATGCTAAACCAAAAATTAAACACATGACACTCGCAACCAAACATATCCAGGATGCACTGACTAAGTACAGCACCATCTACCCAGAAACACTACAACTTGCCGAAACGCAAGAGCGCATCAATCTCATCAAAGCTTACTTTGCAGGGGCAATGGCTATGCAAAAAAATGATGTCGATGTAGACGCATTTCTTAACCAACTAAACCAACCAAATGACACAACCACTACAACTACGCCAGTATCAGCTTGACATCGCAGAGATGGCTGTAGACATGCTCAATGAGCATAAGATAGCCTATCTATCTATGCAAGTGCGCACTGGAAAGACAATAACTGCGCTACACACTGCCAAGCTATTCGGCGCAAAGTGCGTGCTGTTCGTCACTAAGAAAAAAGCCATCAGCAGCATCGAGAAAGACTACCAAAGCAATTACACTCAGCGTGACTTTTTATGCTTTGCTATCAACTACGAGTCCATCCATAAGCTTCCAATGGTCAACTTTGACCTTATCATCCTGGATGAAGCGCATTGCTTAGGTCAGTTCCCAAAGCCCGCCATCAGAACCGAAGAAATAAAAAAATTAGCATTTAACAAGGCTATTATCTACCTATCAGGCACACCATCGCCGGAGTCTTACTCGCAACTCTATCATCAATTTTGGGTATCATCATTCAGCCCATTTGAAGAGAAAAACTTTTACCAATGGGCAAAGCGTTATGTGACACTTGGAGTCAAATATGTCTATAACCGTCAGTTAACCGACTATTCTAACGCTCGCAAGGAATTGATAGACGAGAAATGTCAACATCTCTTCATCAGTTACTCTCAGGAAGATGCAGGCTTTCAAATGCCAGTAAATGAACATTTCCACTATGTGCCGATGATAGCCAAGACATATGCCATCGCCAACAAGCTGCGACAAGAGCATATCTGCCTGTTTGATGGCATGACATTGGAGGCAGATACCGAAGTCCTACTCCTCAATAAACTGCATCAGCTTTACTCAGGCACGGTCATCATTGCACAAGAGGATAAGCAAATTAATGCCATTATTGATTACTCAAAAGTGCAATATATCTTTGACACTTTCAAAGGCAAAAAGATAGCCATCTTTTACAAGTACCAATCTGAGGCCCGGCTCATCCAACAGCATATGGCTACGCTATACATCGAACACACAACAGATCCCATCGAGTTTAGAGATACATCCATCCCGGTCTTTATCTCACAAATCCAATCAGGACGAGAAGGTATCAACCTATCCTGCGCCGACTGTCTAATTATGTACAACATTGATTTCTCAGCCGTCAGCTATTGGCAAGCAAGAGCCAGGCTGCAGACCAAAGACCGTGATAAGCCTGCAGATGTACATTGGATATTTGCCAAGAACGGCATAGAGGACCGCATCTATAAAGCGGTGAGCAATAAAAAAGATTATACACTAAACTATTTTAGAAGAGATGAGAAAAGCACGAAAACTATGGACACAGCAAGAGATTGACACACTTGTCAAATATTACCCTATTGAGTACACAATACAAGTAGCGCAAAGGCTCAACAGACCGACAACATCCATCAATTCAATGGCCTACAATCTGGGACTAAAGAAATCTGCCGAACATATGAAAAAGGCTTTGGCTGTTGAGGCTGAAAAGCTGAAAATAGCCGGAGCAAAACATAGATTTCAAAAGGGCCGTATCGCAGCAAATAAAGGACAAAAAATGTCCAAAGAATTGTATGACAAAGTGAAGCCAACCATGTTCAAAAAAGGACATGTGCCGCATAATACAAAATATGACGGTTATATCATCAACAATAAGGATAACTACAAGATGATACGTGTTAGCGACAACAACTATCAGCTACTTCATCGCAAAGTATGGGAGGATCATAATGGACCAATCCCTGATGGATGCATTATTACATTTGTTGACGGAAATAAAGAAAACATTGACATCACTAACCTGCAGATGATCACCAAAGGAGACAACGCCAGGAGAAACAATTACCACAGATACCCAAAGGAGCTGCAATCACTCATTAAACTTAAAAACCAACTAATCAAAAAAATCAATAACAATGAGAAATAAAATCGAAGATCTTCGCAACCATCTATTCTCTACCATCGAAAGCCTGATGGATGAAGATAAGCCAATGGACTTAGATAGGGCCAAAGCAATCGCAGAAGTCGCACAGACTATCATAAATTCTGCTAAAGTAGAAGTAGATTTCATGAATAAAGTAGGAGGTGTTGGCACAGGGTTCATACCAACAGAAAAGAAGTTGATAAATTAATTTCCCTAAATTTACTCTCCCATGCTGGAGAGTCAACTACAGAAAAAAATCATCAAAACACTTGAGGCCGACGGTTGGTATGTAGTCAAGCACATACAGACCAACCGAAATGGCTTCCCTGATTTACAAGCACTCAAAGATGGCCGCTGCATATTCATAGAAGTAAAAAGACCCAACGGCCGCACTTCCGACCTCCAAAAGCACCGACTCCAACAACTGACCAACAAAGGCTTCGCCTGCTACATCATTAACGACTTAACCCAATTACATGACATCACTTCTAACATCCGCACAGACCTACCGACAATTAGGCCTATCGACTATCCCGACCAACAACAATAAGCAGTCACTATTCTCATGGAAAAAGCACCAGGCTATTATCCCCACCGATGAAGAGCTGACAAAGTATTTCACTAACCCAATGGCTAAAGGCATCGCAGTAATATGCGGCGCAGTATCCGGCAACCTGGAGGTAATAGACATAGATTGTAAGTATGGCATCAAATACGAAGATTATGCCGATGCCATCAAGGCCGCAAACCGTGACCTATTCTCACGGCTTCTCATCATTCAGACAAAGTCAAATGGCTACCACATTTACTACCGCTGCGAATTAATTGAAGGCAACCAAAAATTGGCCGAAAGGCCGGCAACTGATGACGAGCTGCATCAGAACCCCAACGCTAAGCAATTTGTACTTATTGAGACAAGAGGCGAAGCAGGTTATATCATAGCGCCGCCAACAGATGGCTACACTAACATACAAGGCAAAGACATCCCAGTAATCTCACTCGATGAGCGTGATACACTCCTAAGCATTGCCCGGAGCTTTACGAAAATCATTGAACATATAAGGCAGCCTCGTCTACCCAATAACAATGACACCATAACCACTTGGGACGATTATAACAAGCGTGGTGATGTCATCGCATTACTTGAGAAGCATGGATGGACAGTAACTAAAAGAGATGGCGACAAGTCACTACTACTTAGACCAGGCTCATCATCACAGCAACACTCAGCCGTATTTTTCCATGATAGCCGCATCTTCTATCCTCATACCACATCAACCAACTTTGAAAATAAAGGCTATAACCCTTTTGCTGTTTATACTCATTTAGAATGTAATGGAGATTGGAAGAAAGCAGCTAAGCAATTATCTGAGATTTACGGCCAAAAGAACGAAGGCGGATGGTTCTGGACTTACTCACGAAATGGGGCGGTGCAGATTAATAAATATGACCTATCTCAATGGCTATATGATAATTATGTGCAGCTGTATTTTCACGACAAGAAAACAGGCGCTTATCGGTTAGTCCATGAAGAAAATAGGAAAATACGAGAAATATGGGCGGAGAACATCAAAAAATATGTAAAGGAGAAGCTCGTAGAAGCCAAGCAGTTTGATGTGTTGGAGGCAGTTATCAAATCAACTAACAGCATCTTCACCGATTCATTCTTTGAATACATTGACGCATCAACTGCCGAGATACTGCGTGATGACAAGGATACCTGCTATTTCCCATTTAACAATACCATTGTCACTATCTCAAAAAATGAGATAAAGACCATCAAATACTCCGACATCACCAAGTCAATATGGGAGGCTCAAATTATTGACAATGATGTCACAATCATTCAGGATTTTGAGCCAAAGATGTCAAAATATTACCAGTTTATCGGTAAAATTTCGGGGGATGATGAAAAACGTGTCAATTATGCAATGACTCTTATCGGTTACATCCTACACTCTTACAAGGATCCATCCAAGCCTTATGCGCCAATATTAGCAGAGGAAACAGATGACGAGGCAAAAGGTGGCGGAACAGGGAAAGGCATTTTCTTTCAGGCTATCAGCAAGCTCATACCGGTAGTTAGGATAGACGGTAAAAACTTCCGACCTGACAAGACATTTGCCTTCCAACGTGTGACACTTGGCACAAAGCTCGTAGTGATTGAGGACTGCCCTAAAAATGTGGACTTTGAACGCTACTACCCGACCATTACTGAAGGCATGACCATTGAAAAGAAGAACCAGGACGAGATGTTCTTAAAGTTTGAGGAGTCGCCCAAGATTGCTTTTACCACCAACTACACTATCAATAATACAGCTGAACATGCTAAACGCAGGCAGCGAGTGCTTGAGTTTGCGCCATTCTTTAGCAGCAAATTCACACCACTTGACTACTTCGGTGAGCGCATGTTCGATGATTGGGATAACGATGAGATGCAGAAATTTTACAATTTTCTTTTCTATTGTGTCAAGATGTACATGGTTAATGGGGTGATGGCGGTAGACAATAGCGATAAACTTAGACGTAAACAGGTCAAACTGCAATTCGGTGAGGAGATGCTTGACTACCTGGATGATGTAGATAGCGGAGTGTTTAGAGGGATAACCGAAGAGTGGAAAGGATTCCTTTTGCGTAACGAAATGGACAAAAAAGATTACTCAATAAAGAGGTTTATGAAGGGAATCAATAATGGTTCCCAAATCTTAGGTTGGGAATTTATGGACCAAAAGAACAGGCAAAACAACAATCTAAAGGAGTTCAAGATTATAAAATATATTAATAAGATGCCAGGATTTGAGGAAATTGTAACCGATTCGCATTATTTTTGATTGTAATATCTTAAAATCGATTACGCTCCAACGCTATGTGTGTCAATAGGTTAGGTGGGTGTGTAATCGATGTAACCCATTTTAATACTTTTTTTATCTATAGTTAATAAATATATATATATATATAATAGAAGCAAAAAACCCCCAAAATCGACTCCCATGACAAATGATAAGTATTTCTATGGTTCAAGGATATACCGGTATAAAATAATGGTTGGTAATGATGTGATTTATCGATGTGTTAGCATGTCTGAAGACCAGGATATCGTTATGAGGCAATTAGAGGCGATTTGTGAGACTAAGAAAGCATATTGCAAAGTTTACTGCAATGGAGAGCTAAAAGCCGAAATTGGGAATATATACAATCGTCATGGCGAGCGTAAGATTTCAGAGCGCAGGATACGGTGCAAAGAGACTGAGGAAATTTACAACGGTATGAATGATATGATAGAGCAAACCGGATGGACACGTAAGTATTGCAACTACCTTGTGAACCGCACTACCAAATACGATTACATAGATTAGTGGTAAATTTGGGCATGCGTAACCTATTGTTCCTATTACTACTAATCCCATCCATTTCATCGGCTCAGATATTTAGGGCCACTGAAAAGGATGACATACTCGTCAACCAATACTCCAACTTAATAGCTGAGTATGCGAAAAAAGTCGGAGTAGAAAATGCCTTTGGGTTCAGCAAGTCGGTTACCATGAAAAAGGGTGAGTGCTATGAGACCACAATAGTCTTTTTTAGGGATAAGGATGGGGAAGTCCATGACCGAATTGTAAGAGCCAGGCTCCTTTCATATGGTGACCTTTCCAAACTTGACAGCTCTTTGGTTGTAACTGAGCAGGAGATAAACACCGACTCACTTACTTTCAAGGCTAAGACCGTAACTAAGTCTAAAGACGGTTACCTGGTAGTAGGTAATGTATCTGATAGAGGGGTTGACATTCCGATAGTATTATCAACGGCTAAGGCTGAGCCAAAGCCAGAACCAATTAAACAAACCAAACAAATGAGATTTGCTACAACAGGTAACCCATTTAATGCTAATGGTCGGGTAGTGGGTTGTATGTTCAAGTGTATGGACTCGGCAGAGGTGATAATGGTTAAGATAATACGCAATGATCATGTGACTGATTTCTATGGCGGATTAAATGACAGGTGCTATTCAGAGGCTTTCCTTGTACCTTTTATATGGTGGAATGGCGGACGCAATGGCATGGGATGGGAGGCGCAGTTGAACCATATGAGAGCAAATTATCTTTATTAGTTTTGTAGTGGATTTAGTTTTATAAGGTTTACGGCCGGTGTTTCTACACTGGCTTTTTTAGTTAACTTTGGAATTATTAAATAGACAAAAATGGCAGGTGTACCAGGTAGGTCGGGGCGAAAGGCTCTGCATGATGATATAAAAGCGAGGGACTTATGCCTCCAAGCTATTGAGGCTAACTTCGGCTCATTGCTCGAGGGGTTGCAGGCTTTGCTGCAATCGGGTGAGCCTACCCTCATTAAGTTCGTTTATGAGCATGCGCTTGGCAAGCCTAAGGAAAGGATAGAGTCTGACATCAATAGCATGGTGGAACAGATACAGATTATTCAACTGCCTGACAATAACAGGGGCGATATAGACATCAACAATCATCAACCATCAGCCAACTGAGTTACATAAAGCCACAGCCTGGCTATCAGGAAATAGCATTAAGCAGCTCTGCCGATATAGTCATCGGTGGGGCGGCTGCGTTTGTGGGCAAGACATTTGCGCTGCTGCTTGATCCATTGCGTCATGTCAACAATAGCAAGTTCGGCGGTGTGATATTCAGACGCACATCGGTGCAAATTAGGAATGAGGGCGGCCTGTGGGATACATCGATGAAGTTGTATCCATTGCTTGGAGCGTCACCTCGTGAGACGTTTCTCGATTGGGTTTTTCCATCAGGCAGCAAACTATCATTTAGGCACTTGGAGCATGAGAAAAATAAATACGATTGGCAGGGTGCGCAGATTCCATTTCTTGGATTCGATGAGCTTACGCATTTCTCTGAGTCTATGTTTTTCTACCTACTATCTCGTAACCGAAGCGACTGCGGAGTAAAGCCGTATGTGAGGGCCACCTGCAATCCAGATCCAGAGTCATGGGTATTCAAGTTGATTGATTGGTGGATAGACAAGGATAGTGGCTTTCCAATATTGGATCGCAGGGGTAAGCTCAGATACTTCATAAAGTACGGTGATGGCTACATATGGGGCGATAGCTACGATGAGGTGGAGCATAACGCATCCCACATCATTAAGCCACTGATAGAGAAGTCGGGGCTGCAGGCAAAGGATTTTATTAAGTCCATCACGTTTGTTAGCGGTTCAATCTATGACAATAAGAAGGGGTTAGAGAATGATCCAAGCTATCCGGGTAACCTGCTGAGTCAGGATGAGGATACCAGGCGTCAATTGTTAGAGGGTCGATGGAAGGTGAGCAACAGCCCCAATGATGTATATGATGTGGATGTGTTTGCCGGAATGTTTGACAACATCCGCAACGTCGACCACACAGGGCGATACATCACGGCTGATATAGCAATGAAGGGTAGCAATAAGCTCGTGGTTGGATATTGGGAAGGGATGGAGTTGGTTGATATTGAGATAATGGATAAGAGTGACGGCAAGCAGGTTATTGATTGCATCAGCAGATTAGCTCAGCGGTATAACGTAGAAAATAGGTATATTTGTTATGACTCCGATGGTGTGGGTTCATACATTGACGGATTCATTCGTGGTGCTGTTCCGTTTAATGGTGGGGTAGCTCCAATGCCTGTTAAGGATGAGGCAAGTGGCAGGCTGATAAAAGAGAATTATATGAACCTTAAAACGCAGTGTTATTATCGTACAGGCGACAGGGTTAGAAGGGGTGAGATAAAGATAAGTAAAGCTGTAGGTGATAAGATGTACGATAACAACACAACTATCAGGCAGCGTTTTATGATGGAGCGTAAGGCAATTAGAAGAGACAAGAGCGACGCAGATGGAAAGCTGAGGATAGTAAGCAAGGAAGAGATGAAGGCGAAGCTAAATGGTGACAGTCCTGACTTGATGGACATGTTTATGATGAGGGAGATATTTGAATTGAAACCTAAAACGGTGTTTGCATATGGGAATATTTGATAGACTCTTTGGAGTCGATAAGAAGGTGCAGAAACTTGAGAACCAGGTTAAGGCACTACAGGGGCAAAATCTCGGCATGATTATCAATGCCACTACATCCATCTATCCAAGTTGGCAGACGATTGAGAATACTATAAGCTACACAACTATTGACGATGTGTATAGTGTTATTAGCTTGTTGGCGGATACGGCGGCGAGAATCCCGATGGAAGGCTATGAGATAATCAGCGAGCCATCGATGAAGAGATATAAGAAGATGGGCGCTCAATCTATTCAGGGAAAGTACTACAGGACAAAGGCTGTGCAGGATCTTCCGGAAGGCGATAAGTTCGTGCAGTTTTTAAAGTCTATTAGCTATGCTGAAAAGGTTAAATACTACTCGCTGTTGTATATGAACGGTGAGTTGTTTTTGTATAAGGAGGTAATAGAGTTAGGGCCGAACAGGGGCAAGATTTACCTGCATGTGTTGGACAGCAGTAAAGTGACTGTTATGATCAGCGAGTCATTCCCTCAAAGGGTTATTGGCTATAAGTATTTTGACACTGGCTTTGATGGGACATTTCGACCGGATGAGGTCATCCATGTAAAGTACTTTAACCCTACTATTACTAACGGTATGCAGTGGCGAGGCTTGAGTCCGTTGCAGGTATTGACAAAGAGACTGACAAGGTTAAACAGTGGTATGGATGTGTCGGTAGGTCAAATGCAGAACGGTGGGGTACCTGGTATTGTGTATGAAAAGAGTGACTATGCCATCGAGTCATTGGGGCAGCGCAAAAATGACTTTGCTGCATACTTGAGAAATGCGGCTAATAAGGGAGCGCCATACTTCGCCGCAGGTGAGATGGGTTACCTTGAGTTAGGGTTGAGCAATGCTGACCTTGATATTGCCGAGCTTGCAAATATTGACTTCACTAAGATATGTAATGCCTACAAAGTGCCTGAGGTGCTGCTAAACAATCAGGACAGCTCAACCTACAATAATGTGAACACAGCGCTAAAGATGCTATACACTAACACCATCCTTCCAAATATTTTTTTGATGAGGGATGCTATCGAGGCATCTATCCTACCGGTATACAACGATGGGGTGAAGCGGATGATAGACATAGACATAAGCGAAATACCTGCGTTGCAGGAGGATATGAAAGCTCAGGCTGATGCGTTGAATGCTATGTGGTGGATAACACCGAATGAGAAGAGAGATATACAAATGTTTGAGGAGTTGGATATGCCTGGCATGGATGAGATAATTGTTGACGGCGGTAAGCAGTTGTTGAGTGACGTGGCTTTACCGATGGTGCCTGATGTAACACTGCCGCAGTAATCATTCATAATTATACGCAATCGGGTATAATATATGAGATATTAGTCAAATTATATGCAATCGGGTATAATGGAAAAAAGCGCTGAGCAAATCGTGGCGGATATCTACAAAAAGATACACATGCACATACTTACGGAGCTACCTGTTCCGTCATGTGCGTTAAAGAAGGCAAAGAGGGAGTGGAAGGTTGAGGTAATAAATAAATTACTTTTAGACAAGCTAAATGACCAAAAGGGAACAAAATAGATATTTGAGGCAATGGCATAAGTTCCAACAGACTTATGAGAAGAAATATGAGGCAAAGTTTAGCAAGGCTTTGCAAATGCAGATAGATGCATTTGTGAAGTACCAGGACTTAATGATGATACCAGCCTTTCCAATTTATGATGTATTGCTCGATTTGTATAAAACGGTCGGCCCTGCATGGGTGAGGATGACGATGGGCGACATGACAAAGGCTACTGGGCAGATGGGCATCAATGAGCGGATTGTGGAGCTAATGCGTCAATATTACGGCATAGACTTGCTCAATGATGCTCAGGGTATAACCGACTACACACGTCAGGTGGTGGCTAAGATATTACAACAGGCGGCTGTTGAGGGATGGTCATTTGACATGATTGTCAGAGAAATGAATGCGGCTCCTGAGTTAAATGCGATGAGGGCGAGGCGCATTGCGAGAACGGAGACGGTCACATCAGCCAATCAGGCGGCGATGCTATATGCTCAGACGAGTGGCAACCAGATGGACAAGATTTGGATTGCTGTTCGGGATGCGAGAACAAGGCACGATCATTCGGTTGTGGATGGGACAAGATTGCCGATAGACTTGCCATTTTCTTTGAATAATGCAAAGGATGGGTTGGTTCAAATGATGCAGCCAGGTGTGAGGCAGCAGCCGAATGGTTTAAGAGTTCCGGCGAGTGAGGTGGTAAATTGTCGCTGTACTGTCGCTTTTCGGGCGAGGAGGGATGCTCAGGGGAATTTGATTCCATCATAAAAAATAATTTATTAAATTTACATAACTTTACAACAGTGGGAAATATTTACAACTATAAAGATGACATGCTGATAGCTTCGTTCAACGATGTTGATCCAAAGCTCGGCATCGTTACAGGTTACTTCAGCAGATTCAATAATGTGGATGCTGACGGCGATATCATTCGTCCAGGTGCATTTGCTAAGACTATACAAGAGCAAGGACCTGCGTCAACGCAGCCACGTATAAAGCATCTACTCAATCATGATCCATCACAGCCGTTAGGCAAGTTGTTGCAACTTAAAGAAGATGCGACAGGCTTATCATACGAGTCACAAATAGGCAGCCATGAGTTGGGTGAGGATTTTATTAAGATGGTTGAGAGTGGGTTGATTACTGAGCATTCAATTGGATTCAAGATTGTTAAGCGCAATCAGATTCAATCGTATGAGCAGTATCAGTCTAATCCTAATCGTGGTATGTTTGAGATTACTGAGGTGAAATTATTTGAGGGTTCTTCATTGACAGCATGGGGAGCAAATCCGATGACACCGATAACATCATTAAAGTCTCAGGACAATGTTGATTTGTTTGTGGCTAAGATGAATGCGATAGAGAAGTTTTGCCGCAATTCATCGGCTACAGATGAGACTATTGAGATGCTGTTAAATTACAATAAGCAATTAGCGCAATTCATTATAGATAGTAAGAAAGCCACTGAGCCAGTTGCCACTACTCAGCCGGAAGTATCGGGATGGATTCGTGAGTATACACAATCACTAACAAAAAAGCCATAACAATGGAAAAAAATGACCTCATTGCGGAATTGGAAGGGCTGAAATCTACATTAGAAGCCTCCATTACCGAAAAGACTAAGACTGATGTGGCAGAAACCTTAAAAGGGTTTGCCGCTGATGTGGACGCTAAAATTGATGCGTTCAAAAACGGACAGAACAGCGACGAAGCGCTGAAGTCTATGACTGAAGAGTTTAACACTCTGAAAGCTGATTTCAATACTTTGGTAACTGATTTCGATGTTCTCCAAACAAATGTAAAAAATTCAAAATCCTCTAAAGTGGAAAACAAAACAACTTTTAACGAGGCCTTTGCCGCTGGTCTTAAAGAAAACTTCGACGCTATCCAGGCTGTGAAGAAGGGGCAACCTTTCCGTATGGAATTGAAAGCAGTTGGTAACATGTTGTTGTCAACTAACCTGACAGGTGATGGTGTTGCATCTTACAGCAGCCGTCAAGCTATCCTGCCATCACAGAAAATTAATTTCCGTGACTTGATCAGCACTGCTATCTCTCCTACTGGTCTTTATGTTCAGTACCGTGAGACAGGTTCTGAGGGTTCTATCAGCTTGCAAACTGAAGGAAGCAGCAAGACCCAAATTGACTACGATTTCACCGAAATCAAAGTGGTTGAGGGTTACATCGCTGGTTACAGCCGTTTCTCTAAGCAAATGGCTAAGCAATTGCCTTACATGCAGTCTACTCTGCCTCGTTTGTTACAGCGTGATTTCTTCAAGGCTGAGAATGCTTCTTTCTGGTCTACTGTTACAGGTGCTGCCACTGGTTCCACCGCAGGCGCTGCCGGTACTGATACCGTTGAGGATATCATGACTTTGATTGGCAACCAACAATCTGCAAACTTCAACGCTTCTTATGCCGTTGTTAACCCTGCTACTTTGGCTTCAATCAATAAAGAATTGTTGACTAAAGGATACTATCCTGGTGCTGGTGGTGTTGTAAGCGGTGCTAATGGTACTGTAAACATCGGTGGTACTACTGTAGTTCCTGCTGCATGGGCTGCTGTTGATACCGTGTTGATTTTCGACATGGACTACCTTGAGCGTGTTGAGACTGAAGCTGTGAATGTTGAGTTCGCAATGGAAGATCAGGACAACTTCGTTAAAAACTTGATTACTGCACGTATCGAGTGTCAAGAGCAAGTTAACTTGATGCTGCCTGCATCTGCCATCTTCTACGATTGGTCT